ACGAAGCCCTTACTGCATCTAAAGGTATCAATCTTGCTTTCTTAGATGAGGTATTTGAATCTCTGAGTTCAGATAATGTTGAGGTTGTAACTTCCCTGATAAGACATATATTCAAAGATAAAACTCTATTCTTGATTACTCATTTAGACTCACTTCCTCTTGGTAATACGAAAATCCTGCAAGTGGAAAAAACCAACGGCCTTAGTAGGTACCAATTACTATAATGGTATAAATTAATTATAACAAGACAGGATTATGAAAACCTTTAGTAATTTATACTCTGCTATAAAACATGGTAGAAACATAATACTTAGGCCTAAATGGAAACCTAATGTACCAGGTCATAAGTATTATGTTTCTAAAAATGGTAGAGTTTACAGATATCTTGGGGATTTCAAATGGGTAAGGATTTCCGTATATTCGGATGGTAAACCTGATAGTTATTTAAAGTGTAAGATAGATTTAAAATCTTGGTTATTACATCGTCTAGTAGCTACTATTTACCTTCCTAACCCAGATGGTTTACCCGTAGTAATGCACCTTAATAATAACAAAAGAGATTGCAGAGTTAAAAATCTTAAATGGGGTACCGAGTTAGATAATACTTTACAGGCTTGGTTTGATGGTTGTTTACCAACCCCAAATAAGATTATTTATTATAATGATGTACATAACCTTTATAATCAAGGTTTAAGTGTAAGAGAGATAGCTAACATATTACCGATTCATATTTCTTCAGTTCGTAGAATCTTGAAAGGTAAGGGTCTTATTAAGTATAAAGATAAGTTTTGTTATGTCAATAAACAGCAAAAATAAGGGTTCAAGATTCGAAAGAAAAATAGGAGCCTGGTTCACTAAGTGGACCGGGTTTAAGTTTGAAAGGAATCGGGCAGGCTCGGGAGCTTGGCATTCGAATAAGGATTCTACTTCAGACCTTACCTGTACCGATGAAAGACATGCTCATAGATGTAAGATATCTGTTGAGTGTAAAAATTACAAAGAGATTAAGTTTGAACATATATTACTTGGTAACAAAGGATGTGATATACTCAAATTCTGGGAACAAGCTTCTAAGGATGCAAAGAGAGGTAATAAGGTACCAATTCTTTGTATGAGATATAACTCAATGCCTGCAGAGGAATTCTTTTTCGTTGTAGGTATCAAGCTGGGAGATTTAATTGCCCAATACGTTGATAGGGTAATGTATATACAAGTACCTGGAAATACTCTTATGGTATTTATGGCTAGTGAAGTATTAAGAACTCCCTATAAGTTAATCCATAAGCAAGCAAAATTAATTCTTAAAAACTCCTAAGCCATGAAGAAACGTACCCCATATTCGTATTGCATCTTTTATATCGAAAGAAAGTACTCCGATAGGATTAATCAAGAACTCAAGGAAAAGGGGTATGACCAACTTAAGGCGATTATCCCTACAGTAAGCGTATTGAAGAAAACTATAAAAGGTAAGATGGTATTTGAGGAAGTACCAATATTATTCAACTACGGTTTTATGAAAATGCCTACTGAACTTGCATTCTCTAGACCATTTCTCAACAAGTTACGAAGAAATATATCTGGTATCAGAACCTGGTTGAGAAATACAGAGACAATGCACCAAAGGAAAAAGAAGGCTAGAATCGATAATGGTGAAGACTTCGATGATTTTTCATTGGTGGCTACTGCAAGTAGAAAGGAAGTAAGGAGATTTAGAAGACTCTCTAAAGAGAACAAAAGATTTTCAGTTGAAGATTTAGTCAAAGTAAATCCTGGAGATTACTTAGTATTACGTGGGTATCCCTATGAGGGGATAGATGCTACGGTATTAGAGGTTGACCATCTATGTAAGAGAGTAAAAGTACTTATCTACCCAGAGATGGGAAGAATGGAGGTATGGTTACCATTTGATAATGTAATCTACAGTGTTTACTATAACCACGACCCTGATAAGCTTTATGCTAATCAGGGAGATTTTGACCCAAATCAGATTACCAGTGAAGCGATAGATAATTTAATTAACTTTAGACGATAGTGTTATGAATGAAGCTCAAAAGAAAGCATGGAGTTGTTTAATTGATAAAGAACAACAATCTTTATTCCTTCAACTATCAGAGAGTAAGTCTTCATGGGAAGCTGGTGAAATTTTAAAGTTGTCTCATTACAAGTATCTTGAAATCCGAGAAAGGTCTGAGAAATTCTTTAGGCTATTCTCGGATTTTTTTGAGAAACACACTTCTATCTTTCGACCAGACTGTCCTTGTGAAAGAAACTTTCAAGATTACATGGAAGGATGTTTAGAGAAACGACTAAAAAGAAAAGAGGCAAGTCTATATACTGGAGACTCTGCTCAATTACTCCCGAAGGTAAATACTAAGAACATCGAGAGGAATATGAAAAGGTTGAAGGAATCAGAAGATGAATGGGATAAGGACACTCTAAGATTAATTCTTGAATTTGATAGATGGAATAATTTTAGAATACTACCAAGAATGCTACAACAGCCTTCTGCGTTTAAAAGGCGTTCGAATAAAAAGGACAAGATATACATCAAATATTTACTAAATAGGGTACCTGATTGGATGCACACTAAACTCAGAGAAAGGTTTAGGTATAAGGTAAAACCTGGCAAAAAGAAATATTGGGTAGCCTTAATATCCGAAGAACTATACACGGATGGTTACTTATTATTGCCAGTAAGGCCATTGCAAGAGGTAATCGATGAATTTAGTAGATTTTATATGTATGTGTTTGAAACCAGGGATGATGCCGATACTTTTGGTTTCATGGTATCTAAGTTTATGATTAAAACAGAGTCTGTAAAACTGGGACAAAAATTCTGGCCTGAGTACAGATGCTGTGTGGAAAAAGCATTGAACTATAATTCTGTGAATAACATAGAATTCAATATCAAGAAGTTGGATATGGCCTATAATATCCACACACATAAAAAACCGAAGAAACCTAAGTCCACTGCCGTAGAACGAGCAAAAACCTCGGATTTTTATAAAAATAAGTAAGAAAGTATTTTTATATAAAATATTATTCTTATATTTGCATACAATTTAATGAATACTTAAAAATATTATAGATATGGCAAAAAAGAAAAGAAAAGACCTGAAAGCTCCATCCAAAGAGAAATCCAATTTTCTCGGAGCATCCGGGAGAAACATGACTTACAAGGATTTGAAAAGGAAAGCCATTATATTGGGTATGCCTTTTCCAGATGCCTGCTCTGCTGGAGTATTTGATTTATTACATTACATTCAAAGTTCAGAAGAGAGACCAGATAAATCCCTAATTGATAAGTATGATGATTGGATGGATAAACAATTGGAAACGATTGGTTATTCAAAAGATGACCCACTAAGGAATTCACGATTAAGGCTTGGGTTTCTCGGAGAAGAAGGGGAAAACGGGCAAAGAAGAACTAAACGGGTTCCCGGGATAAAGAAACCAAGAGAGAAAAAGCCCCCAAGAGAAAGGGATGAATTTAATCTCATCAAGGGTACTAAGAAATCCTATGTATGGGAATTAACTGCAAAGGGATTTGATATCGATAGAATTATTCGAAGGATGAAAAAGAAGTTCCCTGAAGCAAACGAGAAATCTATTAATCTTTGGTATAGAATGGCAAAGAGGAATATCAATGGTAAAGCTAAAGGAAAGTAATATTGGACCAATTCTTCCAGATAGATATTATATATGGACATGGCGACCAGATACAACCAATAAGATTATCACCGAGAAGAAATTATATCGGAAACATCTAACGGGTATTCCATATTTTACTAGACACCACGTAAAAGTTACCCTGGTTTATCTATATGGAGTAGATGTCCTACAATATATTCATATTATATCTGGAAGGAAACTCTTGCAACAAGGTATTAGAGAATTATCCGATATGAATGGTAAACTCTTAAAAAGGGGAGCTACTAAATTCTGGTTTAAGGGTAAATTCGTTAAGGCAAAGAAATTCATAATACCCGATGAATATAAGATTGATAAACACAGACGAAGAAGATTTATGGTTCAAATGCACCGGGTCTTTAAGTCAAAAGGAAAAAAGGCATTCGATGAAAGATACTCAATCAAACTCTATGGACAACGGCAAGGCATATCTCCCGCCTATACGAAGCAGAAGAGATTACAAATCTATTCTTCTATCTTACAGGATTTACGAGAGGCTGAGTCAAGAGGAGAAGGTTAAATTCAACCTATTATTCCTACAGTACCCACCGTTGGTAAGTTCATTGGCTTTATATCTGAGAAAGAAAATGAATATCCCAATACAGAAAGTACTATTTATCAAAGCACAAAGGGATATGATTGAAATATTCGATGAGGCATCTATTAGGTTTATGGGATATTTACCCAAAGAAAGGCATATTAAGAAGTCTCTTCTATTTCAATGTTTTGTTCCTTTAGAGAATATCAAAATCCGAAAGGCTTATGCTTACATAATGACCAATCGGATGATAGAAAATCAATATTGGGTATACCCAGTTAGATTAGCCGATAACTATAAAATAATGCAAAAAGGGAAATACAAATTTTATACCGAAGTATTCGGAAAGGTTGGTATTCCTGGAATAACTAAAATTCAATACAGCAATGAATGATAGATTATCAAAAACAAACCTGGTTACACATAAACCACTAAATCCTTTTATGGGTAAGACTTTTAAGATACTTACCTATAATCAGGTTGACCAAGTAGTTAATACCGAAACGGTAACTATTGAGTCTCAAGAAGAATTAAAGACAACTCTTGATAGCATTAAACAATATAATGATGCACATGCTAAATTAGAGGGTTTTCTTAAGCTAACGAAGAAACTTATAACAGAGTGATATAAATTTATTAATTAACCAACTTAAACATTACGAAAATGGCTAAGAAGAAAAAAGAAGTGGAACTGAAAGAAGTTTCCAGAAAAGAAATCAATGGTGCAATCATCATCACTTACGAAGATGGTTCAGTAGTAATTATCCCTGCCCCTATCAAACTTACGAAGGAGGAAGCTGAAGAACTCTTTGGTTCAGAGGAAGACGATGACGAAGAAGAAGAGGAAGATGACGAGGAAGATTCGGATGATGAGGACGAAGATGATTCCGATGACGACGAGGAAGAGGAAGACGACGATGAGGATTCTGACGACTTTGACGAAGACGATATCGAGAAACTCCGCAAGGCAATCGCCAAGGAACTCGGTCTCAAATTGCCGGCAAAGAAGGAAGCCAAAGGAAAAGGCAAAAAAGGAAAAAAGTAAACCTGGTAACAGTATTCAAGATTTAAGGGGTGGGTAATTCCATCCCTTTTAACTATTACCAAACGTAGAAGTTATACTTACAAATTTTTAATCATTAAAACCATAGAAATCATGGCAACAAAGAAAAAAGAAGACACCAAGAAAAAGGGTGCAGAAAAAGATGCTGAGAAAGAAGCTAAACGTAAAGCTCGTCAAGAGGCACTGAAGAACAGACCGGCAGAGCAACGTCCGAATAGTAAACAGATTGACGTTATTGCCATCAACGAAAAATCCGAAGTTCGCAACTACGGTTATGCCGTAAAGAACAAGGAAGGTTATCAGGGAGTAGTGGTTACTTCTGTTCTGGTAACTGATGGTAAACCAATCTCTACTTCAGTTTCCTTCGTTCCTGGTAATCTGACTGTTAAGTCAAAGAAGAACCACGGAGTTATCTGTTCTCCCAAGAACAAGAAGAACAAAGAGGAATCAGAAGAAGAATCTGAGGACTGATTATTTTCTCTAATTACCGCCGAACCAATGGTTTAGGTTTAGAAAGTTAATGTTATACGTAGTAACAACCCCTCACTCACACTTAGGACGTTGTTCAGCCAAAAGCTCATTGCCTGCGAAGGTAGTGGGCTTTTAATTTTTATACCCGTATGGACCAAGAAAGATTAGCTATTCGAAAGAATATTAGAATACTTGCATTAGATAATCTAATAAATACTTATACTGATGCACTAGAAGATAAACAATTAAACCTGGGACCAGATGAAAGGGAACTTGCTATTGATATAATAAATGAGGCAAGATTAATGCTATCAGAAGAAACCCAGGAAGTAAATAACCAAGTAATACCAAGACCAAAATGGAAGAAGTAAACATAAGAACACTCTTATCAAGTATCAAGGTAGTAAGGAATGATATTCAGTTCACTCACTACCAAATGAGCATAGCCCTGAACAAAGGTAAGAAAGGTGATTGGCAAAGACATAAGTTAAGATTAGATTATCTGAAAAGAAAACTCAAAGGTTTAATGGACAGGTTAACTAATAAACTAAAAGGTACCATACTAACTGTTACTTATCAAGTAGCTACTCCCGTAAATACAAAAACTTTTGAACAAACTTTTACGAATCTCACTCAGCAAGAGATAGTAGACATAATGCAAATAAGGGCTATCATGGAGGGAGTAGAAATAAATATCCTAGAAATTAAGGAAATCCCAACCCAAATAAGGGAAGTATAACTATGGTATTATGTAAATCGGATATTCATTATTCACCATAAAATTTTAAGAAAATGGCTAAGAAAGAAGACAAGAAGAGTAAACCGGAATCCAAGACTCCAGAACTCACAAAGGCAAAGAAAGCTTTGGACGCTTATCTCAAAGAGAACAAGTTGGACCCAACTAAAGATTGGACCAAGGACAAGAAACATGGTAAGAAGATTACCGAACTTGTTAACAAGCTGAACAAGGAAAGAGACAAAGTTGCTGCTGCCTATCCGGAAAAGGATGCCGACAACAACAAGAAGTTGGTAAAACTCAAAGAGAAGAAGGATAAAGAAAAATCCGGCAAGAAAGAAGACAAGAAGGAGAAGAAAGAAAAGAAATCTGCTGGTAGAACTGCTACCAAATACGATTATCCTCTTATCGATGGCCGGGAAATGACTTCTGCCGAAAAGAAAAAATACCGTATGGAGCAAAGAAAGCTTGCTTCAGGTAATGCTCCCAAGGAGGAGAAGGAAGCCAAGAAGGCAAAAAAGGAAAAGGTAAAAGAAAAACCTGCTTCCGATAAAAAAGAAAAGAAGGCCGACAAAAAGAAAGACAAGAAAAAGAAGAAGGCCGCTAAAGAGGAAGATTAACTCCAACTCTCATAATGTTTATTTAAGTATTCGTTAATGTGATGAAAGGCCTGGCAATATAAAATTTGTTCAGGCCTTTTATTTTATCCAAGAAACAATGTATGGAACAAGAAGTATATAAACCAAAATTAAGAATCACTACATTATCCGAGAATGGTACTCCATTATCAGATAGGTTGGTAGATGCTTATACCGAGATGAACTCGGGACCAAAGGTACAACATAAGGGTCCGATAAGAGTAGAAGTAACTCTTACTAATCAACAAGATGTAGATAACTTCAAATCTTACTTAGAGAGATTGGTAGGAATCCTTCCCATAAAGAATCCAACTGCAGGAAGAGGGAGACCTGCTGGGTCTTCTAATAACAAGGAATTAGAATCACCAAGGGAGGATATCCTTGCAGACGTAGAGAAAATGGTAGAGGAGGAAAAAACTCAGCAAGAGATAATCAAATACCTAAGGAAACTTGGGTTTGTATTTATCCTTACTGAGGACTTTCTGTTTCACTTTCCAGGATTTGAATTTGATGCAAAAGATGTGGGAGAACCGACGGAGAATAAGCAATATCCCAATTCATTCTCCTGGATGGCAAGATGTATCAAACGTGCAAAGGACCCAAAAGCAGATAAATTCGACCCAATGGTTATCTTCGGCTTTAGCATCCTTAACGGACCATCGAAAAAGATTATTCCGTACCTATATAAGGAAAGGCGTAAACCAATGAGAACTAAGGTTGGTAAGAATACTATATCTTTCTCTCAAGCAGAGTTTACTAAATTGCCTAAGTATATGTTAGAGGAGGAACGAATTAAATTCTCTACAGAGCAAAGGCAATTACTTTTCAACCCAGAGAAAAAGCCTTCGAAATTCTTTATGAGATGGTATAGGGATGTAATCTTCCCAGATTCAATCAAGGAGAAGATGGAAGAGGTAATCAACCGCTAACATCTACCTCCCTATTTAATAAAAGAGTATATTATATAAAATAAATTTCGTATATTTGCATAAAGATAATTTTTTAATTATGGACAAAGAAACAAAAGACATTATCAAGCTAATCGCTGGTATTCAAATCGAATCACTAAATTCTCTCAAGGAGGATGTTTCTAAGGGCAATAACATTGCCGATGACTTAATCAAGAAACTACTTCAGATTGATAACAATGAGATTACCATGGCACTGGATGACCACATCCAATTATATGTAGACATTGAGCAAACACCCCAATTGATTCAGACTATCTCTGAATATCAAATGCTGGTATGCTCACATATCTTATTCAGAATGGAAGATGAATGGGTACATACCAATTCTCAAGGAGTATTGGGAACCTGGGCAATCTTCCAAAAAGCAAACCTTAAGTTCCACCCTGAACTAACACTCTTAAAACTTTAATATAGACATGGAAAAGAACGAATACTTAGAATCAGTTGAAATGAACACGGGAGTTGAAATGATTCCCTGCGAATCCTCTAACATTGAGGGTTATGGTTATGACTCAAAGAAAAAACAACTTTGGGTAGCTTTTAAAAATAACCGAGTATATCGGTATGATGGAGTACCCTATGAAGTATGTAATGGTTTACACCTTGCAGAGTCTAAGGGTAAATATCTGGGAGAACATATAAAGAATAAGTTTAAAACTACCGGATATGAACTCAGGAACTAAAATAAGCCAAGTACTCATAATTGCTACAGGAGCAATGTTACTTTTCTTAGGGACAAGATATAATGCCCCAATAGAAGAAGCGAGCATTGCTCCTTCTGAGTATAATAGGCCTAAGCCCATAGATATCAAACCAAAGGAAAAGAAACAATGGTATAAATATAGGGTAGAAATAGAAACTATTCCAGAAAAGAAGTTATATAAGATTGAGAAATCTGGATATAACCAATATGAAATTTCTAGAAGAGGTTCTGGTGAAAACTATTCCTATAAAACCTATGAGTTTATATCCGATAAGGTAATGAATACCCAAGAGGCATATAACTATGTTATCAATAACTTGGATAAATGCACTCTGGTATCTAATATATTAGAAGAAAACATCTATGACAGGTACAATGATGACTATGAAGGATATATAGATGACCCGGAAGACGAAATCAATTATCCTCCAGAAATCTTCGACTTCCTAGCCGATTAACCTTAGCAAATATAAAAATTTATTCGATTTATTTTTGTAATTAAAATATAGTTCGTATATTTGCAATAGATAATTAATTAATCACTTTTTAAATATAGACATTATGAAAAAGAATGAAACCAAGGTTACTAACCTTATTAGCAACAAGGTTGCTGAACAACTTGAAGGAATCAAAAATTCCAAGACTACAACTTCTAAGGCAAAGGCCAAAAAGACTAAAAAGGAATTGGTACAGGATGCTCAAGAAGCTGCCACAAACTTTGCCAATGCTAAATTGGTAGAACTCTCTCCCAAAGGTAAAACTTCTAAAAAGGCACAGGTTGTCAAGGAAGTTAAGGAACAACAAAAACCTTCCATCATTGAACAGGTAATCTCAAATCGGGAAGTAAAATACGTATATCCCGAGGATGTAGTTGACACTCTTGCTCGGAAGAAATGGAGACAACAAACTCGAAACGAACTTCATCGATTGGAACTTGCCATGGCCCGTATCAAAGACCAAAATTCCAAAGAGTTCAAGGCTGCTGCTAAGGCATATGAGGACTTTCGTAAAAAGGTTCTCAAACCTGAACAAGTTGCATAACCTCATATTAACCTAAGTTCCCGGGCTAATCAGTCTGGGAACTTTTATAAAGAATCGTAATGGATTACACAATCTTCTCTGATAAGGAGATGCTTAAACAAGATAAAGAACTTGTCGAATTACATAAACGATGTTGTAAATCATGGCTTGTTCAGCATTCACTTAAGCATTCTAAGATAAAGAAGTTCTTTATAGTTTACGATTGGTATATCAATCCACATAACGTAAGGAATTTCTTTTTTAGGCCCATACACATCTTTATTCAAGCATTGCTTTTAGGGCAGCTTGATGATATTTCAGATTACATAGATAATAATACTAAGAATGGAAAACGAAAGAAGAAACGGAACAGAAAAGTATAACGTACTTTACCTCAAAGGTAAATACCAGTATAAATCAAAATATCCCCAAATTGAGGCTAAACATAAAATTGTCTATGCTGGGCCTGTAAAGGAAATGGCACCCATCTGGGATAGCATCTCGGATATTCTAAGGAAATCGGACAGAATCTGTACTGAATCTCGAAGAGAATTGAAGAAACTAGAAGAACGTTCACAGAACCAATTCTATTTCAAGAAAGAAGGTATAACCCATATAATCGTATACAAATGTTTGGGGCAATAGTTAAAGACCTATATATAGGCAAATCGAAATTACAGTTCTTCTGTAATCAGAGGGAGATACAACCAACTACTTTGGTAAGTGATGTACTACAACCTACTGGGTTCACTGGCAATATGCCGGATTACGGTACCTATGGTAATTACCTTGACGGTAAATTCGAAATAACACCTATGATGCCAAAACATCAGCTATATGTTACTGGTATTCCGAAAGGGGCAATCTTAGACAACTTTCGAATTCAAAGAACATTCTGGTCTTCATACTATGAAGATGATATAAGGGGATATCTATTCCAGGTTACGGATGGGTACCCTAAACTTATAATTAAACAATAACATGGAAGCAATCGATTACGTTAAATTATTTAAGCTCGACCAAGAGAACTATGATTTTAAAAGGGAAGAGTTTATATCCGAATTAGGTAACGAATTTCTAGATTATTGCCAAACTACTACCATTGGCATTAATCCTAAGACCCATAAACTATACTACTATCGGTTTAAGGAAATCGTAAAGAATTTCGAAACCAAATTCTGGGCAATCTCCAAGCTAAAATTAGGAGAACCATTTACCCAGAAGTTATGGAATGCCTTTTTCGCTACACAGGTAGTTCCCCTAAGGACCCAATTATTCCCCGATATTCAAAAGATGATTGAGGAACAATTTGCCCAGAGGGATAATAACCGTAGTAAACAAGACAAAAAACCTACGAACCGTAAAAAGGTAAATTATGGCAAGGGAAATCACAGACCTTCATGGGAATAAATTCAAGGTAGGGGATTATAAACTTTGCCTTGAAATCCCTATTACTGGGAAAGGTAATCTAGTATTCACCAGGGACCTAATCTCTGGTGAAGCTTTTAATTTATCAGTAGTAAGGAGTAGATACTTAGGATATTTCTACAACCTATCTTTGAATCTGTATATAAGGTACGATTTAGAGTATATGGGATATGATGAAAGTTCGGACATAAGAAAATCTCATTTGTATGTTAGAAAAAAGAAATAAAATCGTAAGGTTCCCAAGACCCATGGGAGTTACGGCAATGGCTTTAGAATATCAGAAGAATCCAAATGATACACTTCTGGTAAATATACACAACTATCTTATTAATCAATGGTTAATGGGTAATGGTGTATTATGTGGTATTACGTATGATATTAATACCTTCTCATATCGTATGGGTATAGATATCAATTACATACGTATCTTTATGAGGGATAGGCTATTAAGCTCAAGAATCTGGGACAAAGAAAAATCAGAAGATTTACTGCAAGCATTAATGGGAGAACAACTTGCTTGGGTACTAGAAGACCGTATGGAGATAGCCCATCAGGTAAATGTATTGAGGGAATCCCAGGGAGGTAAATATATGCCATTTATATCTGCCGAGCTTGGTAAGGCTTTGAAGTTAAAGCTGGAATCATCCACTTCTCTTCAATCTATTGTACGTAATATTACAGGAGGAAGTACTACCAATATATTTGCTCAGTTCAATCAAAACAATGTAAATCAACCTCAGAACACTATTTCAATCGATGAGGCACGTCAAATAGTATTAGAATCTCAGAAGATATTAGATAAGACTGAAGAGGCTAAATTATTAGAGGAAAGGTATGATATATCATCATTACCTGAAGTAGTTGCTACTAAGCAAGAGGGAGTAGATACCAGTAAGGAAGGTCTTAACCTTAACAAGGCAGAATTAGCCCAGATTACTGATGACTACAAAGGAGCTATGGAGTTATTCCCTGATGAACATCATGAAATACGTAGAGAAATAGAAATGCGTATTGACCCAGATGAGGAGGACCCAGAATTATATCAGTATGAGGAAGTACCAGAAGAGGAAGATACTGGCTCCTTTGCATCTCAATTCTTACGTAGTAAGAGGCTCTAGTAGTTAAATAGGTTTATTGCATATTAAATTGAAAATTTATATATTTGCATATCAATTTTAAAATAGACAAAAATATGAACATTGAAGACATCAAAGATTACAAGAAAACCCAAGTTAACAAGGTTAATCAAGGGACTTATTTTAAACTCAGACCAACAAAAACTGCTCCGGTATAGGTAAGAGGCGAATATGACAAAGCATCTAAGACTTATTCTTGCTATAAGTACGATGATACTAATCATGAGAAGTTCCTCAAGGGAAACAGAGAAATATACATAAATTTTACATTCTAAGCACATGAACCTATTTAAACGAAAGAAATGCTCCAAGAACCTTATCTATCTTGATAAGGGTAACCTGGTATTCAAAGGGCAAGTAAAACAGATCTATCAAATTCTCGAACTTTGCATGATAGAATCTGGTAAATTTGACGAACGTCTATACTTCGATATGTACAATGAATATCTTAAACATTACGTAATATATGATACTACTCCTCAGTTATTACAGTATAAGATACCCTTGATATTCGGTAAACGTTTCCCAGGAATAACCTTCTCTAAACGTTTTACATTTGAGTACCTAATACCAAGTAGGATTACTTATTCGAAGATACCTTCTTGCTTTGAATTGCCTAAGTATATCGAAGAACACTTAATACATATCTTCAATAGGGTAGGTGCTTATATTGAAATCCCTTATGATGAGAACATGTTTACTAATATGATTAGGCTCAACTTCCTAAAAGAATGGGAACTATTCAAGGACTTATCAATGATAGATGCTTACATAAGCAGTCAGCTGGACCTAATCTATAGTTATGCTAAAGTAGAGAATCAAACCATAGTTAAAAACATCATCGAAAGGACTCTGGAAGAAATTACAGAAGAGTCTATCGGTAAAAACAATGAAGAACATGGAAAATAAAGAGAAATTCGCTTTCCGAAAGGTAAGTATGACAGAAAACGTTGAGGTAGAGTTTATCAAAACTTTAGAAGACAATGCTAACAAAAGTGATGAAGACTTGCTAAAGGCTTTCAAGAACAAACTCTCTTCGGATAATGTTACTTGCCATGCAAGCATGCTTTCAAGAACAACAACTCATGTTATCTTTCAAGTATCTAAATTTAGTAAGATAACAAACTCTTATCGGGACCATGAATTATGGTTATTTGAGATTAATATCGACAACAATAATACTACACTAAATAGGTTCCGGATATGATTACAATGAAAACTCTCCAGGCTGAGGATTTAAAGAATGACGAATGGTTATACAATGCCTTAACCAATGGTATCAAGGAATGCTTAACCGCTTCCATCCTAACTTTGGACCCAACAAAGCCTGAACATATTAGGAGAACAGAAATGATACTGGAGAATTTCTCACAAGAGGATTCTCCAGTAGTTGCTACAGTAATTGCCCCAGGCAATTTCATACAG